GGTCTTGGATTCCCGTCTATCGTTATGGATCAGCTGAAATTTGGGACTATTCTAAAACATATACTATATCATTTTTATTTTTAACGATACGAATTTGGTTTGATGATGGGAATTGGTAATGAATATATTTTATCTTGATCGTGATCCTCGCACCTGTGCAGAAATGCATCTCGACAAACATTGTGTAAAAATGATTATCGAATATGCACAACTTATGTCAACCGCACACCGAGTGCTTGACGGCATCGAATACTATGATAAGACCGCAAATGGTCGCAAAATTAAGCGTTGGCGCCTAAGTGATGAACGTGAAGCAAGACTAATGAAAGCCTCTCATGTGAATCACCCATCTGGTATATGGGTTCGTGCCAATGTAGCAAACTACAGGTGGTTGTTTACAATGTGGGAATTTCTGTGTAAAGAATACACTTTTCGTTATGGTAAACAACACGCCTGTAGCCGTCTATTAAATTGTTTGGATGTTGCACCAAGTAAAATTTCTGGTGGAGATTTTTATGCTCCAACACCAGCCATGCCTGATGAGTGCAAAATCGCCGGTGATTCCTTAGCTTCGTATCATAAATACTATAATGAACGGAAGGCACATTTTGCCAAGTGGACTAAAAGAAAAGTGCCTTTCTGGTTCTCTCCTGTGATAAATAAAAATAATGCCCACATATAGTTTTATTGATACTGAATCGGGTGAAGAATTTGATGCGCTTATGAAAATTTCTGAGCGTGAAGAATATCTTAAAAATAACCCGAAAATTCAACCCTTGCTAACCGCCGCAGCAATTGTAGGCGGCGTTTCAATCAAAGATAAAGTCCCTGCTGGTTTCAAAGAAGTTCTCTCCAAAGTAGCAGAAAATCACAAGAACTCTGCTGTCGCCGAAAAATACGGCAAAAAATCAATCAAAGAAGTAAAAACAAAACGAGTTGTAGATTCTTTACATAAGAAAAAATATGGGAAGTAATTTTGTTATGTCAACCTTCCGTAAGGAGATAGTATGGCAAAACGAAAAGGTATTGAAACAAAAGCAGCACTTTTGCAACAACACTTTAAAGGGGAGCTAAAGCGAGAAGATGAAAATGAATTAGGTGAATGGTCAAAAGAAAATATACAAAAAAATAGAGAAAGGTATATTCGTCAGCATTTCCCATGGATCTACGAAGGATATAAACAACAAACATAATGCAAATTTTTAATCATGTGAAATTAAGTGAATTGGACTTTGAATTAGAATCTCAAACAACCGAGGCGGGTAGGACATATAAAACACCAGGAGGAAAGTCCTACCCTTCTATCACAACCGTCTTATCTAACTACAATAAAAAAGCAATCTACGAATGGCGCCAAAGAGTTGGTGAACAAGAAGCTAATCGTATTTCCCGTGCAGCATCTGGTCGTGGTACCAAACTACATAACGCTGTTGAGAAATATCTTTTAAATGAAATGTCTGATATGAAAATGCAGACAATGATGCCTGATACTAAAGAGTTATTTCTCAAAGTGAAACCTTTTCTCGACAATCATATTGGTGACATATATGGCATTGAGCAACCTTTGTATAGTGATAAATTAGGAATTGCTGGCCGATGTGATTGTATCGCCGAATGGGAAGGCGAGTTATCGATTGTTGATTGGAAAACCTCAACAAGAGTAAAAGAAAAAGAATACATACAAAACTATTTCATGCAATGCTCGGCATATGCTGAAATGTTTGAGGAAAGAACTGGCAAACCAATTAAACAAATTGTGGTTGCCATTGCGGTAGAAGATACAAATACACCTCTGATTTTTATTGAAAATAAATCAGATTATCTTCTGCCACTTCAACAATACATTTTGAAGTATAATGGTGCAATATAAATATTTTGAGGATATGTAAAATGAATGAAGTTAATAAAGCAGGGAGTTTAGGCGAAGTGAAATCAAAAAGAATACCAGGCAGAGAAGATGTTCCTGAAGAAAAACCTGCGGTTGAACAACCAGCAGATTCAGATGAACTGAATTTAAATGATCTACAACTTATAATAGCATTATTAGATGCCGCTGCTTCGAGAGGCACCTTTAAAATAGATGAATATGGCGTTGTGAGTGGCCTGTATAGTAAATTGACAAAAATTTTGCAAGACAACCTGAATAAATAAAGGATGTTCGCCAAATTACTGTCAACTTTGTTGTTTATTCCTGCGTTGGCTATGGCTAGTGATAGTGAAATTGTTTTGTTTGAGGCATTGTGCGTTGACTTAAAGACAATAAGTGGAACAGTAAAAGAATATGGTGAATTGCCTTTTCTTACCTCTACTGGTCACAGAGTTGATGGTGATAAGAAGAAATATAATCCTACTTTTTTATTTTTGAATCCACAGAGCAGAAGTTGGACTATGGTTGAAAAAGTAGATGAGAATAATTATTGCGTTATTGCGGCCGGCACAAAAATGGAACCGTATAAGGCAAAGAAGTAAAGAATTCGTTGAAGGTTGTTGAACGATGCGTTGGACACCGGGGCGGTACCGGTCAGGTCCACCAAAAGAATTATGGCCTGCGCCGTGCGATAATGAAGATGACTAAGGGATCACGGACATCCATATAATCTAAGCCATAGTTCTTTTGATGGGCCTGAAATAGATTCGACAGCGTAGCAAATAGACAATTGGAGAATCGCCATGACAAGGCGTAATAATCAAAACAAAATAAACGCAAATGACGAAAGTTTTGCGCTGGCAGCTTAATCGCTGACCGGAGTTTTCGGTGATTGAACTTGGCAACAGAATCAATCACCATTCTTAATTAAGGAGATATTATGAAGTCAGTAGCACTTATCGCAGCATCGCTGTTTGCAGTAACCGCTTTCGCACAGGCACCTGCTAAGAAAGAAGAGCCTAAGAAAGACGCACCAAAAGCTGAAGCTAAAAAAGATGCACCTAAAGCTGAAGCGAAAAAAGACGAAAAGAAGAAGTAAAAAGGAAAGCGGGAGAAATCCCGCTTCTTAATTATGATTGGTATTGATTTAACACGCATATCGAGATTTGAAAAAATTGATTTAAAAAGGCTTGGTGAAAAACTAGGCCATGAACTAGATAGTCCAAAGACCGCAGCTAAAATATGGGCAATTTATGAAGCCCTTACTAAAGCTGAAGGCAGGCAAATAAACCCTAGAAAAATAAAAATAGTATTTAAAGTAGCTTGTGCGCCTACTGTGGAATGTATTGCTGAAGATCCAATTGCAGTAAATACACATAATGAATTAAGTGGAGATTATGTTATTTCTCTAACACATGAAGGTGACTATGTAGCAGTTGTTGCTTTAAAAAAGGAAAGAAAATGACCAGAGAAGAAGTAGTAAGCAAAATTGAAGAACTATTCTACGCAAAATATGGAATCAAATTGACTGATTATCCAGAAGATACTGATGTTCATAAATTTGCTGAAATAAATGAAAAGTTAGATTCAATTGAATTTATGAACTTCATTTTTGATGTTGAAGATATGTTTGATGTGAAAGATGTTGGCGGAAATGTTCCAACAAAACTTGGTGATTTGTTTAATATGTTTGAGGAAGCAATTAACAAGAAACAAGGCACCTAACATGACACATCCGTTTAGAGGAACTTCAGAAAATTCACAAAGGGTTATTTTAACACAAGTTGTTCTTGGTATTTTGTGTTCAATTTATTTTGTGGTGACAGCTCAGTACAGTTATATTCTGTATGCGTTTATTATGTTTTTCTTCTTTAACCATTTCTTTCATAATGTAGCTTTACACCGTTATTTTTCACATAAGTCATTTCAAACAAATAAATTTTGGCATATTTTTATGGCCATGTTTTCGCCATTAGCATCTGCTGGTTCTCCGTATGGTTATGCTATGGCCCACAGAACGCATCATATGTATTCTGATACCGATAAAGATCCAACAAATTTAGATTTAGTGGGTCGTTGGAATGTAGCATTTTTCCGTTGGAATTTAAAACATGTTCCTGTAAGTGTAATGCGTAATTTGAATAGTGATCCATGGATTATGAGGTCACATAATTATTATGTCTTAATTGTTATTGCATTTTGGATGGTGTTAGCTTTGATTGACATTCGTTTAGCATTGATGTACAATGTTGCTAGTCTGTTTATGTTCTTTGAATACTGCGTGATTAACATTATCAATCATACTAAGTTGCCATTTTCATATCGCAATCACGAAACACAAGATTCATCACGAAATGATTTTATTACTGGCGTATTTTTTGGCGACTGGCATAACAATCATCATAATAAAGGTTATCTCTGGAATCAAAGAGAGAAATGGTGGGAGTTTGATATTCCTGCTCAAATGATTAGATTAATTAAAACTGATAAATGAAAAGACGAGTAGTTGTGACCGGGATTGGTTGTGTTACACCAATCGGTATATCATATGATGAAGTAAAAGATGCTATGTTTTCTGGCCGCTCAGGCATTCGTTACTATGAAAACATTAAAGCAAATCTCGGTCGTGTAGAATTTGATATTGATTCACAGATTGCACCTCTAGACCAAACAATCACCGATAGAATATCACGCTTTGCTTGGTATTCTTATCTCAAATGTAAAGAAGATGCTGGCATAACAAAAGAAGATATTGATGGCATTTTCTTTGGTGTTGGCTTTTGTGGCAGTTATACAATTGAGAATTCTTTTCCAGAATATTTGAACAATGGTCGATCAAGACCAAATACTTTGGTCAATATTTGTCCTAACTCTCCTGCATGCTTTATTGCATTGAAAGAAGATATACACGGACCAAATTTTACTTACAACACAGCTTGTTCATCATCGACACTTGCTCTCGGTGAAGCATATGAAAAGATTGTTCGTGGTGATTGTGACGGAATGATTGTGGGCGGAACAGAATCGTCAGTAAATGATTATGGCATTACAACATGGCACGGAATGCGAGCTATTTCTTCTAAAGATGAAGGACCAAAAGCTTGTAGACCATTTTCAAAAGATAGAACTGGTGTGGTTGTTGCAGAAGGTTGTGCTGTATTCTTTTTAGAAGAACTGGAACACGCCAAGGCTCGAGGCGCCAAGATATATTGTGAGATACTTGGTTATGGTACATCTTGGGGCACCGAATCAATGACCAAACCAAGTATTGAAGGTGAAATGAGAGCGATACAAAAAGCTTATGATAAACTTAACGGCCGCAAAGTGACATTTATCTCTGCTCATGGAACTGCAACACCAACCGGTGATATGGTTGAATTGCAAGCTATTAAAAATGTTTTTGGTGATGAATTGAAAGATATACCAATCACATCAACGAAAGCATTACATGGTCATACACTAGGTGCTTCAGGTATTATTGAATCAATAGGTTGTATTGCCGTTTTACAGGAAGATAAAATCATACCGAATTGGCATTTAGGTGAACAAGATGATAAAGTACCTGAAAACACATATTTGCCTAGAGAAGTGGTTGACAAGAAACAAGATGTGTGTTTAAATAACTCTTTTGCTTTTGGTGGAAGTAATGTTGTTTTAATTATGGGAAAATACAATGAAAGTTTATCTTAGTAATTATCGTAATCATTGGCTTTCTCCTTACACAATCTTGGAGAAGGTTTTCTTTTGGCGTGAAATTGATTATGATGAGCCAATGATTGATAGACTAGCAAACATACTAAATCCATTTTGCCAAGCTCTATTAAAATTTTTAGATTTTGTTCATCCAAAAATTGATTATGTAAAGATTGATAGATGGGATACTTGGTCAATGGATTATACATTGGCATATATTATTCTGCCAATGCTCAAGCAACTCAAAGAAACAAATCATGGGTATCATCTTGTCGATTTAGAAGATGTACCTAAAGAAATGCGTTTTAATTCTCACGAAGAATGGTCAGATCAAAAATGTTTTGATTGGTATCAGGATAAACAATTTGAGGATTTAGGTTCTGCTCGCTGGGACTGGGTAATGAATGAAATGATTTGGACCTTTGAACAATTGGTTAATGATACAGATGAACAGTTTTTTGTCAATGGTTATGATAAAGAAGGCCTAAAAAGACACGAAACTAGAATGGCCAATGGTTTTCGTTTATTTGGTAAGTATTATCGTGGGCTTTGGGATTAAAATTGACTAAATAAGTAACCAGCATACACACATTAGCTGGTGACACACAAACACACAGGAGAATTATTATGTCAAATATGACACCTTTTGAAATACGGCTTGAGCTACTCAAAATGGCGAGAGATATGCTCAATGACGATTATTATGGTAACCGTGAAAAAATCGCCAATCAATGGGCAGTAGATTGTGATACTGCCAAACTCAAAGGTGAGGACCCACCGAAACATCCAGGGTACCCACCATTCCCAAACGAATCAGAAGTTATTGCTAAAGCAGCAACACTCAATAATTTCGTTTCCAACATAACCGTAGATAAACCAACAACAACTAAAAAATCTACCTGATGGGAAAAGGATGGTTTCGGCCATCCTCCAACTTTTAAGGAGAAGTAATGAAAAGAGCAATTGTGCTTTTCACGATTAGTTTGATTGCATTAACTATAGGATTTACCGCACTTACAGTAACAAACATTGTAACTTTGCCATATAAAGCATATTACAATTTTATGTCATCTGATGCTAAAACACAAGTAGAATGTCTTGCCCAAAACATTTACTATGAGGCAGGATATGAACCTGAGAAAGGACAATTAGCAGTAGCATTTGTTACCATAAATCGGGTAAAATCAGGCCATTTTGAAGATGATATTTGTGGTGTTGTAAAACAAAAATTTAAAGGTGTTTGCCAATTCACCTGGTATTGCGAAAATACAACAAGAAGCTTGACAGGCAGAGCAGAAATGGTGTATAATGATGTTAAGGACTTAGCCGTGTATGTGTATGCCAACTATGACAAGTTGGAAGACCCATCAAAAGGTGCCTTGTTTTATCATGCCGACTATGTAAATCCAAAATGGAAAAACATGGAATACTTAACTAAAATTGGTCGTCACATTTTTTATATCAGAAAGGATTTAAAGTGGACAAGTTAACCAAAGTAATTCAAGGAGATAATGTTGTAGCAATATGTGTTACATTATTATTTCTGACCGCAACTATCTGTATTGGTTGGTATCACATACATGATCGTAGTTTGATGGCGGGCAATATGAATAACGCTATAGCAAAAGGGATTGATCCTTTGTCTGTTCGGTGTTCATATGCAAAGAGTGATGATATTATCTGTGTAGCATATGCATCATCAGCACAATCTCATCCAGTAGCCTCGCAGTCAACATCTAAACGCAGTAAAGATTAATTGAAAAGGAACTATATTATGTCTAAATTTACTTTTGTATGCCAAGAAGAAGCGATGCCGTTTGCTAGCTCTGTCGATGCAAAACGAACAGTAGAATTTGAAGCTGAAACTTTAGATCAACTGTTAAATGAATTTGAAATGTTTTTGCGTGGTTGTGGATTTTATTTTCGTGGTACATTAGATATTGTGCCGTATGATGATGATATTAAATCAGACGATAAATTTGATTTTTCTGAAATACCACAAAATAATTGGCCATTTAAAATGGAAATGCCTGGAACATTAGGTGGCGCTAAAGTTATTTTTGCGAGTGGTGAGTAATGCCTACAAAAGATGAAATGGTTAAATTCGCCAGAGCTATTGATGGTATGGTAGCAAATACTGATTTGAATTACATAGAAGCCATAGTAGAGTATTGTAAAAAAACTGGTTTAGAAATTGAAGTGGCTGCATCGCTAGTTAATTCCAATCTCAAATCTAAGTTGGCTAATGATGCGCTTGATTTGAATCTGTTGAAAGAAAAAGGGAATAGATTACCAATATGACAGGTTATGAGGCATTCGGTCTTTACGAATCTCTCAAACTACATTTCGCTAAAGATAGTTATGATTTCTTCAAATATAATGGCAAGACAAACATAAGTATCACGGCTTTTGAGAATCGTAAAGACAAATATCATTTCTATAAGTTATCACGCAAGCTTAGTAACCGAGATGAATTAATTACATTCATTGTTGCTAATCTGATGGTGAAAGACAATTTGTGGGTGGGTGATTTGTTAACAGAAGATGCTGAAGTGAATTTTCGCAGTCACCAGAAGGTGCTTCAATCGTTTTCGTATATCTTTGAGAATGATTGCAAGGAGATATTTGACGGAAGTGATGATCCAAATATGGTGTTAAAAGTGATTGATGGTGATTATCCCGTTCTTCTCACCAAAACATTTCGCAAGGAAATTCATATTGAAAGCTTTGCGATGATGGCTAGAATACTTCCTTTTATGGGTAGTTGGTCAAAACAAATCACCGATACAATTCGTTGGCCCACATTTCAGATGAAGGTGCGAAAACTAATGCCATTTTTACCACAAGATGATACAAAATATAAATTGATATTGAAAAAAGTTACACAAAAATGATAAAGAAAATTTACTTAGATATGGATGGTGTTATTTGTGACTTTGAAAAGAAGTTTACAGAATATTATGGTGCATTATCTCTAGCAAAGCGTGATCGTAAACAATGGTCTGGTGATTGGGAAGATTTCATTATTCATAAAAAAGGATTTGAGAAATTGGATTGGTTTCCTGGCGGCCACGAAATAATTAATGCGGTCAGAAATACCAAATTGCCAGTTGAAATTCTTTCTTCTTCAGGCGGCGAGAAATTTCATGGTGAAGTTACCGCCCAAAAGATTAAATGGTTGCGTAAGCACGGCATCAATTATAAAGCCAATATTGTTACAGGTCGTAAAAAGAAAGCTGAATATGCCACACCTGAAACGGTGATTATCGATGATACAGAAGATGTGATTCGGTATTTCACACAAGCTGGCGGCCATGGCATACTTCACAAAGATGTAAAAGAAACTTTGAAAAAGCTTGACTTGCTACTAAATAAATGATATAATATGGTTTTGTGGATAAGACGTTTATACTAATTTATACTCCGTTATACGAAAGGAAATACTATGAGTAGTTTTGCAAATCTAAAGCGTGGTCGTTCTGACCTCTCTAAACTCACTAAAGCAATCGAAGCAACAAATCAATCTGGCGAAGCCGGTTCTAAAGACGACAATCGTTTTTGGCAACCTGAAGTAGATAAAGCTGGTAATGGTATGGCTATTGTTCGTTTTCTACCTGCACCTCAGGCTGATGGCGATGATGCTCTGCCATGGGTTCGTGTATTCTCACACGGATTTCAGGGACCTGGAGGTTGGTTGATTGATAATTGCTTGACAACTTTAAATGAAAAATGTCCAGTTTGTGAGCACAACAATACATTATGGAATTCTGGCATTGAAGCCAACAAAGATATTGCACGAAAGCAAAAGCGTAAACTATCTTATGTTGCCAACATTCTTGTGATTTCTGATCCAGCAAATAAATCAAATGAAGGCCAAATTAAACTGTTTAAATTTGGCAAGAAAATCTTTGATAAGATTACAGAGGCTATGAATCCTGAATTTGCTGATGAAACACCAATTAACCCATTCGATTTGTGGGAAGGCGCCAACTTCAAATTGAAAATTCGTAATGTTGAGGGTTATCGTAATTATGATAAATCAGAGTTTGCTGAGAAATCGGCACTCTATGATGGTGATGATGAAAAACTTGAGGCACTTTGGAAATCAGAGTTTGGTTTGAAAGAGTTCCTCGAGCGTAAGAACTTCAAATCCTATGACCAGTTGAAACAAAGATTGGACAAAGCATTAGGTTTTGATGGCGCTGCACCTGCAATTAAATCTAAAGCAGCTGATACTGTTGCTGAAGCTGACACATCTATCATTGACAAATCTGTTGGTGAAGATGATGAAGATTTAGATTATTTTAAATCCCTTGCGGAATCTAACTGATTCTTAACCCATGCCATGCAAGTGCTACCCCGGCTTCGGCCGGGGTTTTTTATGTGGCCATTCCAACCAACATTGAACCTGTATCTTGTCTTGGTGCTGATGCAACTTGTTGTTTTTTTACGACTGTTGTATTAGTTGTTGGTGCATTTATTACGTTTGGTGTTTGTGGTTTTGATTGAGCTCTTTGGCCAGAAGCTATTTCTGAAGAAGATGATGACATTTGTGAACCAGAACCACCAGTCATTTCGGCATAAATTTGTTCAGCAGAAGCTTCTCTTTTAGCAGCATACTCAGCACCGCCAGCAAAACCTACAGCCTTATTCACCTTACTCATATTGTCCATATCTTCAGGCTTTAGTCTTTTGTAATTCAAAAAGAACCAAGGAATTGCTTTTGCAGCAATTTCAGGAGAATTTAATCCATCAGGATTACCTAATAAATCTGCGCCTGTAGCTTTCGAAATAGCAGCATATTGATTTTTTCCTGTATGTTGAATAAACCCACGGCCACGATATTTCCAACCATCACCCGGTGCAGAATTTCCATCAGTAGTTTTGTAAACATAATTAGCAAGTGCTTCAGGATTATTTACAAATTGTTGTGCGAATTCTTCAGAGGGAATTCTTTTAGGTCCAAATATTTGTTTAATTCTTGCAGCTGTGCTATAAAATAAATTCTCACTCTTTACTTTAAAATTTGATTCTGCTTTAACTGTAGCTAAAACATTTGCATGAGCTTTAGTTGATGTTATGCCAGCTTCATTCAAAGATTGAACGATTAAACCAGGAGTTCCTCCTGGTATTTTTGATGGTGCGGCTGGTGCGGCTGGTGCGGCCGGTGGTTGGCCAGGAGCTGCTGGTGTAGGAGTTGGTTTAGGTTTAGCCGCTTCTTTTGGTGCTGAAGGAATTGGACTAGGAACAATAATTGATTCTGGTGGTGGTGCAGTTTCGATTGTTTTTCTTTTATATTCTTCTTCTTGCCGCATCCTGTCCGTTTTTGGCGGCAAACTTAAACGCTGACGAACAATCTCATCATCGCCTGTATATTGTTTCTCTTTTTCCTGCTTCTTTATTTCTTCGGTGTCTATTGCTTCTTTTTGCTGCCTTAAAAACTTTTTAGTTTCAGCATCCGTTTCACCGGCCTGTAATTGAGCTGGTTTCTGGCCAATCTTTAACATATCTTTTACAAAATCAGGAACCATCCAAGCTGTTGCTTTATTACTTAATAATTTTTCTGCCCAACTTTTAAGTTTTTCAACTAAGCTATCAATAAGACTCATAACTTTGTCAATTACTTTTTTAATGAAAGCAAATGTTTGTGGAAACTCAGCTGCGAACCATTCTATTTTTTCTTTAAACCAATCTCCAAGTTTTGTTATAAAGCCAGAGATAGCATCTATGAGTGGTTGAATCATTTCTTGGACTTTATCAATGATTGGTTGAACACTTTCCATAAACCAATCTTTAATTCCTCCAACAAATTCATCAAGTGCTTCTTTTATTGTTTCCCAAAGACCAGATGCCCATTCAGCAAAACTATCTTTGAAGGCAACAAATATAGCAGTAACTATAGCACCAACAGCTAAATATTTTGTAAGTGATTTTAGAATATTACCTGCACTAAAAGTTTTCTTCAAATTTCCTAAAACATTCATTCCTTTTTTAGATTTTTCTGGAGCAGGTTTTCTTTCTATTTTTCCAACTTCAATATCTAACTTTTCATCAGCTAATGATGATTTTAAAAACTTAGCATCAGCGCCACGAGCGGGCGTACCGCCTTCTAGTTTTACTAATTTTTGAATATTTTGTCTAGCAACATTTAAATCACGAGCAAAACCAGGCAAAGACATAAAGTTTTTGCCAATTTC